AATATTATCCTTTCATCTATAATTGATATTCATTATCAATTATAGATTTTTCAAGATAATAGTCAATACTTATACTAATACCATTCGATGGCATTGGTATTTCCATTGATTTTCATCATTTTATAACTGTTTGATATATCAATATTTTTAAGGAGCATACTTCCTATTAACTCGCATCACTTCATAACTAACATATTCGAATAGGTATTCACTACTTACAACGTTTGAAATATCAAAATCAAAAAAACAAATACACTTTCTTATTAATTAAGTCTTAATTCAACAAATCATTTTATTCACCCTACTCTTTTTACCCCTTCATTAAAACAATGCTCATGGATACAACTAAAAAACACCACTAAAAATAATGGTGTTTTTTTCGATAAGTACCTAATCTACTTTAAGTACTTAGTATATTTAGATATGTCTAGGCCGTCTTTTTGGGCTTTTTTCACAATATCTTTTACAGAGTATAACCCTTGTTCAGCAAAATACTCTTTAAGTTGTTGTTTTGTCTGTTTATCTATTTTTTTATCAACCAAAACATCAACATAACTTAGCTCATGTTCCAACAACCTTGAATCGTCATGTAACGTTATCCCGTTTTGACTTGTTACTTTAGCATGTGAGTTATTAGTTAAACTTATTACGCCTGTTGATAAAACACCAACTGCAATTGTTGCTGCGATTACTTTTTTTAATTTCATAATATCTACCACCTTTTTCTTTTATACTAACATACATTTTCAAAAACTCTCACTTATTAAATAATATTTTATAAAAATGTAAGTTTGACTTAATATTTTTAAACTTTTAGTTAATACCTCATTCCATCACATCCGATTATATATACTTAAACAAGACTGCACACGTTTTATTAATACTTCTAGACTAATAACCCCAAACAGCTATAACTATAATATTATATATTCCTATAACAAAAAAGACAGGTACCAAAGTACCTGCCTAGAGCATTCCAAACTATTAGGAGCGCAGACTATTAAAAGCGAGCGCAATAAATACTATATCACATTCTCTATGTTATTGAAACTAAATTAATACCTTTAATTCCTAAGAAATAAGTAAGGACGTTGCCCCTCCCGTTTATATAATACCCATAAATAACATTTATATAACCGATATATGCAATTTTACAAGGCTCAAAATTGAGTTCTGCGTTAAATTTATAGTCTTTTCATCTGGCGTTTTATTTTCGCCGTTTGATGCAATGTGTTCTTTGGTGTGTTCTGGTTCTGGAAGAGTTGCTATTTGATAAAGCGCTTCTACTCCTAAAGTGTTCGACGTCGAACGATTTTGAAATTCGTTAGATACTTTTATAAGTTTTCTTGCTTGTGAGTCATTAAAATTCACTGATTTTAACCAATTCGACCATTCTCCATGTACCAAATCATTCTCTTTAACATGTTTCAATCTTCGGCCAATCTCAAAGATAGATTGACCAGCGATGTTTGAGATTATATTTCACGAGGTCACATTTACAGTTAAAGTGTATTTGTGCGTGGTTCCCATTCCTCACTGCAACACAAAGCGTTTCTAAGCACAAAAAGACACCTACGTAGTATTCATTTTAATATGAATTTAACGAAAGTGCTTTATATTATTCCCGTTATTTGAGAGCGACTCAGAATGTCATTAGTTTTTATTGGCTAACGCTTCATCGATTTGGTTATAAATATTTTGTAGTTCATATTTAGCAACTGACATTTTTGAATAATTCTTAGATTTTAATGCAAGCTTTGCTTTGAAACCATATTTTAATACATTTCTTTTATAATATGGGTCTAAATCTCCTGTAGCTAACACATTAACGTTTAGTTCATTCAATAGCCCTTTTAATTCTTTGGCTAACTTTTGATCGTAATATTCATTTGCTGTGATTTTTTCAACTGTATTAGCTTTAGCAGCATCTTCATATAAACCAATTGCTGATGCAGTTACCCCAACAGCTAATGTAGTAGCGATAATATATTTTTTGATTTTCATAGTTACTTACTCCTTTTCATTTAACTCCTTTTATTATATATCATATATTCAAACATAATTATTAACTTACTATTAAAAGAATATTATCTAAAAATGATTAATAAATTACTTAATCCTGAAAATTTAGCAACTTATTATGGTCTTCAAAGTTATTAATCCTCTAACGGAATATCATCCACAATCACAGTATGATTAGGGTTAGCGTTAGATACATCTTTCACTGCCTTATCTAACTCCTCATCTTCTCCGTCCCATTCACCAATATTAATGAATATAGGTACATTACCGTTTATATCATGCTTATCTGTAAATAGCTTATGGTATTTCCCCAACATATCACGAGCTTTTAAACGATCACTAGGCTTAATAGGCACCTCTATCAGTTCAACATGTTCATTATAGACTAACTGTACTTTGCCACTTTGTGGATTCTCTTTATATTCCCCACGCTTGACCACAACTTCTTTCGTTTCTGTTTCATCACCGACTGCCGCATTCGTAAGCACATGTAGTAACTCTTTTGCAGTTAATACATTCTCATCTATAATCTTATCTTTTTGTTCTTGAATATATTGCTTAATATGCGGTTTCTTCAATAACCTACACCCTGTCACATGTGCGCTATTTGCGCTATAGCCTGCTTTTATGGCACTTTGTGTCACATTAAGTGTTCTAATGTATTCATTCACAAAACGTGCTTGTTTTGCTGTTAACTCACTCATTCTATCACCTCCACAATTTTATCTAATAAGATTTCATACCATAATCTTACAGATTGTTCTGAACAATCTAAAACACTACTAATATCTTGATAACTACGTCCTTGTATAAGGGAGTCAAAAATATAAAACTCTTTATCGGTCGCTACTAGGTCAACAATCATTTCTAAGTGATTCTTTACAATATGATCATCAATGTTATCGTCTGCCATCCATTCATTAGAATTTTCATCACCTATTGAAAAGAATTCATCAGTATTTATATCATCATCTATTAATACATCACTTCTAGTTCGCTTATGATAATCACACACGAAACCTTTTATTTGCTTTTTATCCATTTTTACACCACATTCGCATATGAAGATTGATGATAAGCATTTACTCGTGCAATCTTGCTGTTTTCAATTGCTGTATTTCTTTGTTTTTGACGTTCTGAACGTTGTTTAATACTTGCTTGATACAAATCAACCTGTAAGCGTTCAATGACGCTGTATGGCTTATATCGTCCATTTGAACGCATATATTTTACAACTTGCTTCTTCTCTTTTTCTGTATAATGGTTAAGTATATTTTTCAATAATGCCATATTATTTATAGATCGATTTTTTAAGTTTTGTAACCCTGCCTTTGTTTCAATGATTTTGATAACTAACTTTTCAATCGGATATGAGACAGACACGACCCCCATTATTTCATCACATGTGGTTGTCGACGCGCTCATATGGTACATACTTTCAATTTGGAATTCACACATCTTAATTTTTTTATTAATAAATGCTGGATTAAATTGCGTTAATAGTTGATATTCAGATAATTTATTGTCGCCATTACGATAATATAAACAATTCTTCGTTTTAAGCAGTTTCATTTATTCACCCCTATAAACAGAGCCTACCCAATGAGGATAGGCAATCATTGCTATTTAATAATTCTGTTTTGTTTAGCTAAATTTTGTAGCGTTGTACCATATTGCTTTTGCTTAGACTGTTTTGCTTGTTGTAACTCGCTTGAAATGGCCTGCATATTGTTTTTAATATCCAAATCAACTGCATTTATTAATAGATTTGTATCTTCTTCATTTAAACCAAATGCATTTGAGACCTTTTTAGTATTATTTAACTCGTATTTTGTTTCCATTTAATTATCCTTTCCTTTTAAAATTTTAAAAACAACTTGTTATTGTGTTCGTATGGCAAATCATTACCATTAATATATGATGTAAATATATTTTCTCTAAAGTAGCCATTCAATGCTTCCCTAGCCTCTTTATCATCATATAATTGTTCTTGACTATAAATACTCGCATATTGCTGATGCTCATCTTCATATCTATCATTAATATCTTCTATTTCATCAATGATTTCATTATATGCATCGACTACCTTTTTTAATTTACCTAAAGCTGATTGCTTTTCTGATTCATATAATGATGACAATTTACTTTGATGTTTTAATAATTCAATTGTCTTTTGATATTTAACTTCCTTAGATACACTTTTCTTTGTCTCTAAACGTTTATTAAGTGCTTTTAGTTTCTTTTCATCAGCATCTGTTGCTTGATATAGGTTATCTGCCTTATCATCTTGTCCATCCATGATTAACTGCTTGTATGTGGACTTATCTAAATTTATTTTGCTTTCCAATGCATTACGCTCTTGTTCCAATTCTTGTATAGCTTTGTGTTGATCTAATACAAATTGATTATATTCTTTAAAATACGATTCAGTTTTCATTATTATCTCCTTATTACACTTCAATTCGTTTCAAAGCTTCATAGCGTTTCATACTGCCATCAGCTAATTTCTTAATACTTATCATCGCTTGTTGCTTCTCTTGTTCTGTCTTAATGATGTAATAACCACGTTCACTAGGTTTATAACTACATCCGATAGGATAGCCATAATCATATACTAATGAATTGATTACTTTTCTTAACCATCGTTCATTACTTGAATTATATTCATATCCTAATTGATTTAAGATTTTAGTTTTAGTAATATATTTATTGGACGTATTTTTTATCACATTGAAAACTTGCAGGTGTTCGGTGGGTAAATGATACGTCTCTTTTTCTGCGATACTCTGCAT